CTGGTGCGATTGTGAGCTCTGATTTTGACACGATTGGATTATTTAACTATAATATCCCGGTGACTTTGGATTTAGCACGATTTGACGATAATAGTCTATTGACGATTATAGATAATAATTCAGGTTTAAAGCTATTCACGTTTACAGTTAAGCCAATATGTGAGCCAAAATACACTCCAATGGTTTGTTCGTTTATTAATAATATGGGAGGATGGCAATTCCTTACCTTTTTCAAAGCTAAAACAGACTCAATAAATGTAAAAGGAACTGATTACAAAATGATGCCTTCAGCAATTGAATACAATCCGGCAAAAGGTCAAGTCGGTTCATTCAATATAAACGGACAACAAAGCCTGAAAATTAACACAGGTTGGATTGATGAGAATTATAGTGATATAATAACTCAATTGCTTTTATCAGAAGTGGTTTTAATTGATGATAAACCGGTATCTGTTAAAACAAAATCAACAGATTTAAAAAGCACCTTGAAGGATAAGATGATAAATTATGAAATAGAATTCGAATACGCATTTAATTTAATAAATGATGTAATATAATGAATGTAGTATCGCTTTATATTTTAAATAATGATTTTATCGATTCCGGAACTGCTGATGTATCAAGTGCCGACAATCAGATTTTTGATCTGACAAAAGATTGGAGTGAAGGTCAATTTGCAGGTAGAAATTTAGTTTGTAAAATTGTTGCAGGTACTGGAGTTGGTGAGTACAATTTCATTTCAAATAATGGACCAACGGATCTTGAGTTTGGTGTACCATTTACTTTCACACCTGATGCTACAACCGAATATGAAATTTGGGAAGACACAACAAATCGTATTGAATTATTCAGCGATGAGAAAATATCGGTGACTTCATCGATTGCTTCAGTAAATGATTTAGGTAAGATTTTTACTGATTTTTCGCAGAGCTTTACAATCCCAGCATCGACACACAACAATACTATTTTCAGACATTGGTACGAAAGCCAAATCGATGGAGGTTTTCAACATGGAAAGCGTTACGATGGGTATATTAAAATCAATAATATACTATTTAAAAAAGGAAATTTCCAACTTGAAAAAGCCAATCGCAAAAATGGAATGATTGAAAGTTATACTATAACTTTTTATGGCAATTTAACGCAATTAAAAGACCTTTTTAAGGATGATAAACTCAACTCATTAGACTATTCAAGTTTAAATCACACCTATGATTCAGATCAGGTTATCGATAGGATTCAATATGGTGCGAGTTATGATGTAATGTATCCAATTTTAGGAAGTGCTAAAAAGTTTGAGTACAGAACACTCGATGCAGATAATGATATTACACTTTCAACAGGAGCTGTTAAATGGAATGAGTTATTTCCTGCTATAAAATTGACCTCAATAATTAGTTTTATCCAAAACAAATATGGCATAACTTTTACAGGTAGTTTTTTAACCTTAAAGCAATGGACAAAATTACGATTATATTGTAAAAACGCTGAAGAGTTGGAAGTTTATACTGAGCCATTAAAAGTAAATTTCACAAGTAAAGATACTGATATGGGTAGTGATGTAAATTTGACAACTGATATTGTAAAAGCTGATTTTTTTAATGGATGGCCAACTATTTTACCAACTGCAAATAGAAGAATAAAATTAAAATTAGTTATAACACCAGCTGCTGGATATACTACTAAAAAATACAAAGTATTTGTTTATAGTAATGGATCATATACAAATTATCAACCAAAAATATGGCAGATATATGAAGAATTAATTGGTCAACAATCACTTTCATTTTATGAGTCAACAATAAATGAAACGCATTTGTATAATGATTTTAATTTTTTTGTAAGTTCAGAGGAAAGTATTGTTTTTACGAGTCGATTAGATCGTGAAAGATATATTCCAACATCATTAACATCTGGATATTATACACAAATAAATTCAGCTTATGGAACTGCTCAAACAACAGTTGCAAATATAAATATTTCAACTTATATTCCTGATATTTCGGTTGTTGATTTTATGACTGGATTGGTAAAAATGTTTAATTTGATGATTATACCAACATCAAAAACTTCATTCGAATTAATACCATTAGAATTATATTATCAAGCTGGAAATGTAAGCGAAATTACGGAATTTATACAATCAGAAAACGCAGACATTGAAAGACCAAAACTTTACAAGTCAATCAATTTCCAATATGAGAAATCAGAGAACATTTTAAATAATGCTTTTTATACTATATTCAATATAGAATATGGAGATTTGATTTTGAATAATGATAATGCAAATGAAAGTCAAAGCTATGAAATAAAAGTTCCATTTGAAAATGTATTATTTGAGAGAGCAATAGGATACAATTTTGAAACAGCAACTTTTATTGATAAGGATTTAAAACCATATACACCAAAGCCTGTATTTATGTATGAGAATGGATTATCAAATGTTTCAAGTTATCCGATTTATATTACAACATTTACAGGAACGACAACCATAAATAATTATAATAGATTTTCAAATGAAATTTTAACAGTTCCTAGTGATATGAATTATTTAATGAGTTCAAATTTTGGTGAATATCAATCGCCTTGGTACAATATAAATGCTAGTCGAGGTCTATTTTTTAGACATTATATGAATTATATTATAAATTTATACAATGAAAAAACTCGAATTGTAAAATTAAAGGCGATGTTTTCTGATATGTTTTTATCAACTTTGAAATTAAATGATCGGGTAATTATCAGAAATAAACGTTATATAATCAATCAATATACTGCTGATTTAACAACTGGCGAAACAGATTTGGAATTGATAAACGATTATCGTGGAGCTGATGCTGCAATGACTGTCGGTTATCGTTTCAGTTCCTCCGATGTTATTATGGTTGACAATACAGCCAAAGATGTTGAATATTTAATTTATTTAAATGAGTACGATAGCTTTAATATTTTAGAAGATACTGGAGCTACATTTATAAGATGGGGAGATTCAACAGATAACATTACAGATACAAATTTATTAGTAACAATTGACGCAAACGCTTCAGGATTTGACAGAAACAATGTAATTCCAATTGAATATTTTAAAAATGGGGTTTCAGTATTAACAACTTATTTAAACGTTTTACAATATGCTTAACAATATTTTAGAAATGCTCAAACTTGCCGAGCAATTTAAGGGCAATGAGGTGATTGAAATCGCAAAAGGCAAATACCAATATCCAAAAACATACATCCAACTATTTAAAAAAGCGTTAAAATGGCAATAGAAAAAATTATTGATATAAAAATACAGGCTAATGCCGAACAAGCAGTTGGAAGTTTACGCAGTCAATTAAGACAGGCACAAGCTGATGTTGCAACATTGTCAGAAAAGTTTGGAGTTACTTCTGTCGAAGCTACAAATGCAGCAAAAAAAGCGGGGGAATTAAAGGATAGAATTGGAGATGCCAAAGCCTTGACCGAGGCATTCAATCCGGATGCTAAATTTAAAGCATTGACCTCATCTTTAAGTGGTGTTGCTGGAGGTTTTGCAGCTGTTCAGGGCGGTATGTCATTGCTCGGTGTACAATCTGAAAGCGTTGAGAAAACTCTTTTAAAAGTACAGAGTGCAATGGCATTATCTCAAGGACTTCAAGCCATAGGCGAAAGCGTTGACTCATTTAAACAATTAAATGCGGTTATACAATCATCAACTACATTCCAAAAATTAAACTCACTTGCAACAGCAGCAGCGGCAGCAGTTCAAAAGATTTTTACGGGAGCAGTAAATACAACTGCCGTTTCATTTAATGCCTTAAAAGCTGCAATTGTATCAACTGGGATTGGTGCTTTGGTTGTTGGAATTGGATATTTGATTTCAAAAATGAATGAGAGTACCGATGCAACTGAAAAACTAACAAAGCAACAAGAAAAATTAAATGCACAATTAGAAAATACAAAGAAATTAACTGATGACAATGCAAAAGCGATTGATTATAATACTCAAATTGCATTAGCAAAAGCAAAAGAAAGAGGGGCATCGGAAAAAGAATTGTTAAGAATTCAATTGGATGGTTATGAAGCAAGAGGCAAAGCCAATAATAAGGAAATTGAAACTATTCAAAAAACTCAAACTCATCAATATAACCTTACAAAAGAACAAAACAAAAGAATTCAGGATTTAAGAGAGCAAAATCAAGAATTACAAAGACAGGGTAATGTTGCAATTGCAAATCTAGATGCTAATTTAGCACAAAAACAAAGAGATCAATTAACTAAAAATAAAGAGTTAAGCATTCAGTCAGAAAAAGAACGGTCTGATGCTATTATGAAAGAAAGGGAAAAAAATAAACCTTTAGAAAACGAATTAACTCCAGCAGCTATTATATCAAATAATAGTTTAAAGGTATTGACTGAAAATGAAATAAACCAAACATTAAATGCAGAACAACAAGCCAATGCAAGAATTTCAATTGCAGAAAAAGAAAAGAAAGCTAAATTAGAAGCTGCTGATGCTATTGCAAACACTTTATCCGGAATGGCTGATTTATTAGGAAAAGAAACGGCTGCTGGAAAAGCTGCTGCTGTTGCAAGTGCTACAATAAATACATTTAGTTCGGCACAAAAAGCATATGATGCTACTGTTGGAATTCCTTATGTTGGTCCAGTATTAGCACCTATTAATGCTGGAATTGCTATTGCTGCTGGTATTAAAAATGTGAAATCTATCTTAGCCGTTAAAGTTCCCGGAGGAGGAGGAGGAGGATCAGCACCAAGTGGAGGTGCAATAGGAAGTGGTGCTGTTGGTGCAACCGCTCCGCAATTCAATGTGGTTGGAAATACAGGAGTCAATCAATTAGCTGCAACATTAGGAAGGGAACAACCTCCTATTAAAACCTATGTTACTGCCGGTGATGTTTCAAGTGGTCAATCGCTTAATCGTAATATCATAACGAATGCAAGTTTAGGTTAAAACATTAAAAAAAGTTTATAACAAAATCAAATAAAAAAGTTATACAAGTATGGATACATATAATGTAATATTTAATGAACAAGATAATGAAGGGGTTTATGCTGTTTCTCTTGTTTCTGATCCAGCAATTGGTGTTAATTTTATAACTCTTTCAAAACAGAAAGAAATAAAACTAGCAACCGTAAATGAAGAGCAACGAATTTTGATGGGTGCAATATTAATTCCCAATCAACCTATTTATAGAAATCAAGATGGTCACGAATTTAATATTGTATTTCCAAAAGAAACGATAAAACAAGTTCAACAAAATTTCAGCATAAAAGGTTATCAAAATAATTCAACGATTGAGCATTCAGGAACAAATATCCCTGATGTAACATTTGTTGAAAGTTGGATCAAAGAGGATGAGGTACACGACAAATCAGTTCATTATGGTTTTAGTGAAGAGGTTGGAACTTGGTTTGGTCTTATGAAAGTAAATAATGATTCCATTTGGAATGATTATGTTAAGACTGGGAAGGTAAAAGGATTTTCAATTGATGGAGTCTTTGATATGGAAAAAGTAAATTTAAAAAGTGAATATATGAATTTAGAATCAATCGTTAATGCGATTAAAGATGGTTTTGCTTCGATAAAATTATCGAATGAAACCGAGCAAGTTGAAGTTGTTGAAACTATTGAGGTTTCAATGATGACAATGATGCTTAAAGATGGTGTCACTACATTAGAGGCAGAGTCTTTTGAAGCTGGTAAGTCAGTTTTTGTTGTTACCGAAAATGGTGACAAAGTTCCAGCTCCAATTGGAGAACACGAACTTGAGGATGGTAGAGTTTTAGTAATTACTGAAGAAGGTATGATTTCTGAAATCAAAGATGCAATGGTTGAAGAAGTTGAAACTGAAGTTGAAACTCCTGTTGAAATGTCTACTGAAGAAATGATCAAAGCGATTGTTACTAATATGAGCGTTGAAGTTGCAAAGCAAATTGAATCAATTCGTACTGAATTATCAGCTCAAATTGAGGAAGTAAAAACTGCAAAGGTTGAAGTGAAAGCATCAACAAAAGCAAAACCGGAAGTATCAGAAACTTCAAACAAAAACGTGAAATTAACACGAAATCAAAAAATATTAAATAACTTAAAATCATTAAATTAAAATGGCTACAACTACAACTGTAAGTTCAAACTACAACGGAACGGCTGCCGGTATGATCATCGGACAAGCGTTTAAAACTATTGACACAATAGAAAAAGGAGCGGTAACAATCGCTGAGAATGTAAATTATAAATTGTCTTTGCGTAAAATCGCTTACACAGATGGAACAACTGCATATACTTGCGGATTTGCTCCAGCGGGTACAATCGTTTTAAACGAGAATACAATCGAGCCATTCAAATTCAAAAATGATTTTGATGTTTGTAAAGAAGATTTTAGAGCAACTTGGTCTGATGGAATTATGGGTGCTGGTGCTGCAAATGCAACTTCTCCAAGTGATATTATGGATGCAATCCAAGCGGAAGTTTTGGGTGCAATCGGTGAGAAATTAGAGTCTGACATTTGGACTTCAACTGTAAACTTTGATGGTTTTATCACTCAATTTATTGCTGATGCTGATGTAAACAAACCAACTGCTTTGGCTGCCGTAACTGAGGCAAACGTTTTAAGTTCTTATTTAAAACCAGCTTTGGCTGCTGTGCCTATCGCTTTGCAAAATAAAGAATTAGTTTTTGCTGTATCTCCTGATGTTGCTCAATACTATGCTTTTTATCTTTCAACTCAAGGTATCGTTTACGGAAACGGAAACAATGATTTTGCTTTGGCATTCGGAAGACACACATTAACGGTATTAAACGGATTACCAGCTAACTCGGTAGTTATCTACGAAAAGAAAAATCTTGTTTTCGCAACAGGTTTGACTGCTGATCACAATCAAGTTGCAATGGTTGACGAAGACGAAATCGGTTTATTGACTGGTAAAGTAAGAGGAAAAGTAGTTTACAACGTAGGTGTTGGATACTACAACGCTGCTGAAATCGTTTGGTTATCTTTAGACTAATTAATTAATAATTAACCGCTCATTAGTTTGGGCGGTTTTTAATACAAAAAATATATATGTCGTGTCTTATCACTAAGGGCAAATTGCTTGGATGTCGTGACCAACGAGGTGGAGTGAAAAATATTTTTTTCGCCAATTTCGATGATTATGGTTTTACCATTGCAGCTCACGAAGTTATCGGTTTGGGAACTCTTGCAGAGGTTTTTAAATACGAAGTAAAAGCAACTACAAATGCTCTTACTGAAACAGGAACAAGTTCAGAGGATAATGGAACTTTTTTAAACGCTCAATCTTTAGCGGTTACTCTTCCAAAATTATCAGCTGATTTGCAAGGTCAAGTACAATTAATTTGTGCCGGAAGACCTTTGGTATTTGTAGAAGATTATAATGGTAATATTTTACTATTAGGAGCTACAAACGGAACAATGTCAAATTGTACAAAAGTATCGGGTGGTGCTGGTGGTGATTTAAGTGGTTTCACACTTACAATCGCAGCAGAAGAAGGTAATTTATCACCATTTTTAGATAGTGCAATGAAGACAGCATTAAGAGCTTTGGTTAGCGATGTGGTTGTTTCTTAATTTTCTTTCATAGTTTTGTTAAAAAAATGCTTCTTCGGAGGCATTTTTTGTTACAAAACGTTATTTTTTAGTTATATATATATGTGGATATTTAATTTAACAGCTCCTTATCAATTTCGTTGTATTCCAAGAGAGTATAATTCAGGAAATATTACCTTTTTATTAAGAAATGAGGGTAATGATTTGACTCAAGAAATTGAAGTAACAGGTGTTTATTATCAAAATAACGTTTTAATTTTAATTTTTAATGAGCCAATTTTAAAAGAAGGGCAATCATTTGAGGTTACAATTAACGAGGATGATAATTTAATATATCGTGGCAAGGCTTACGCAACTTCTCAAACAGATTTAGAAAATTTTGAACTCAATAAAGGGGTTTTAAAAGTATAATTTATGGAAAAATTACAAATAATAAACCTTTCAAATTACATTCGACCTGAGATTAGAGAGGTTGCCGGTAAAAAATGGGTGCTTAATGGTGATAAAAATTCATTTTATCAGACAATTATTGATGCTTATAATGGATCACCAACCAACTCGGCAATAATTGACTCTTATAGCCAATTTATTTATGGCAAGGGATTGACTTCAAAAGATAAAAGTACAAAGCCATCACAATGGGCAGCAATTATTTCGTTGGTTTCAAAAAAAGACTTGAGAAAAATTTGCAAGGATTTTGAAATGTTTGGAGAGGCATCAATTGAAGTTAAATATATAAATAATAAAATCCAACGCTGTTTCCATATTGCAAAACAAAGGATCGCCCCTGAGGTAGCAAACGAAGAAGGTGACATTACAGGATATTATTATTCCTATGATTTTTCAAATGTAAATAAATACAAGCCGGAGCGTTTTGATGCTTTTGGTTTTGGTGAGGGAAATGGTGAGCGATCAGAAATTTATATTATTCGTGATTATCAGGTTGGGCAATTTTATTATTCAAATCCTTCCTATGTTGCGGGTATTAGTTGGGCAAGAATGGAGGAGGAAATTAGCAATTACTCAATTAACCATATTCAAAAAGGATTATCATTCGGTCATATTATAAATATGAATTGTGGTATCCAAGAAAGCGTTGAAACAATCCAAGAGAACACACGACAAATTCGTAATCACTTAACGGGATCACAAAACGCTGGAGCTTTTTTCTTAAATTGGAACGATAACAAAGATAGCGAAATTACAATTTCGGCATTGGAGGTTTCAGATGCACATCAGCAATATGCCTATTTAAGTACTGAAGCAAGACAGCAGCTTTGTACATCACACAAATTAACAACTCCTATGTTGGTAGGTGTAAAAGAGGCAAACGGATTTTCTTCAAATGCTGAAGAAATAAAAACTGGTTTTGCTGAATTAATGATAAATGTGATCAAGCCAAAACAAGAAATTATCCTTGATGGATTAATGGAAATTTTTGCTGTTAATACATTGACTTTAGATTTACAATTTGAAAGTTTGAGAGCTGAAGACGTTGTTGCAAATACAACTGATGTAACAGGAATTGACAAAGCCACAAGCGATGCAGCTGTTTCTTATAATGGTGCGCAAATTGCTTCGGCAATTGATATATTTGCAAAAGTAAAAGAGGGAATATTGACTCAAGAACAGGCAATTGTTTTCTTGGTACAATTCTTAAATATTCCGGCATCGGTTGCACAGGCTTTATTTTCAAGTCAATCAGCATCCGTTACACAATTATCAAATCAAAGTATTGACGATTTAGGTGAAGAAATTGATTTAAATGAGTGGGAGTTAGTTAGTGCTGATCCAGTTGATTATGATAAAGAGGTTGAGTTAGATGCTGAAGTTGAGCGTTTAAATAATGTTTCAACTCAATTAATGAAAGTTGGTTTGGCAAGTGCATCAACAGGAACTGCAAGAACAAAAAGTGCTTCCGAGCAAGACACAAAATTGTATATTACACGTTATCGTTATTCAGGAAATCAAAACCCTGAGAGAGAGTTTTGTAAAAAAATGATTAATGCAAGTAAATTGTATCGCAAAGAGGATATAATGGAAATGAGCAATCGAAATGTGAATCCCGGATTTGGAATGCATCCAAATCCCAATCAACCTTATGACATATTTATGTGGAAAGGTGGTGGTTTACTTTCTGATTCATTTCCTTATGGAACTTGTAAACATTTTTGGACTCGTGAAATGTACAGAAAAATAGGAACAGGCAAAAATACAGCAGCTCAACCATCAACACCAGCTGATGTTAGAAAAGCAGGTGAAATCGCTCCAACAAATAACCCAAAGGTGTATATTGCACCACACGATATGTAATTTTATGGCAACAATTATCCTATTAAAAGAAAACGAATTAACAAAAAACACCTTATTAGGTGGTAATATTGATGTTGATTTATATATTCCGTGTATTGCAGACGCTCAAAGAATTAGACTTGAGGAAATATTAGGCGAAACGCTTTACAATAAAATTTGTGATGACTTTGAAGCCGATGATTTAGCCGGTGAATACTTAACTTTATATGATGGATATATTGTTCCATTTTTAATTGCAGCAGCAGCAGTTGAATATTTGTTAATCGGTGCGTACAAAGTGAATAACAATGGTATTTTTAAGGCTCAACCTGACAATTCGGTTGCTGTTGATAAAACCGAAGTCGATTACCTTGTTAATAATATGCGTTTGAAGTCAGAAATGTATCAGGACCGTATGTTGAGATGGTTATACAAAAATAATTTACCGGAATATGTGAGCAGTTCAACAAATATTGTCAATCCAATGAGATCCAATTTAATTTGTGGCAAATGGTGGCTCGATAAACCATATTAAAAATATGAGAAAGACAGACAAGAGAACAGAGGAAAACATTAAAAAATTAAAACTATTTTTAACAAATGGCATCGACATTAAACTTCACAACAAAAAGAGGGGACACGTTCAAACAAACGGACTTTCAAATAAACATTAATACATTCCCTTTGGATTTAACGGGTGGTGATGTAAAAATCCAACTTCGTAAAGAGCCTGGAGGGGTTGTAGCGTACACTCCAACGCTTACTATTTTTGATCCGACAAATGGCGAGTTTTGTATTGATGAGCAAATTATCGACATCCAAGCCTGTAATTATAGATACGATATTCAGGTGACGGTTGCGAGTGGCGAAGTTAATACTTGGGTGAGTGGGTTTTTTACAATAACAGATGACATTACACGATAAAAAATGGCTGATAACGTAGATATAATAGTACAAGATACAATTAATGACATCGTTGTTAATGCCGCAGTTGTGGTTGAAACAATTGATATCAATGTACAGGTTGCGGTTGATGAGGTTACAATTATAGCAAATCCAAATGACTATATTATAAATATCAATCGAATTATCGGTGAGCAAGTACAAAGCGATTGGGATCAATCCGATGATCAAGCTCCGGATTATATAAAAAATAAACCAACAATACCGGCAGCTCAAGTTAATAGCGATTGGAACGCAACGACAGGAGTTTCTGAAATATTAAATAAGCCAACAATTCCAGCAGCCGTTACAAAAACTTCAGATTTAATCAATGATGGTGAGGATGGAATAAATTCTTTTATAACTTTAGCTGATGTGCCTCCTGTTACGGGTTTTGTTCCTTATACTGGAGCAACTCAAGATGTAAATTTGGGAGAGTTTGGATTACAAACAGGAAATATTGAATTTGATTTAACACCGACAAATGCACCGACAGGAGTTGGCTCAATGGTTTGGAATGACACAGCGGGAACTTTAGATTTAAAACTAAAAGGCGGTGCAGTAACTTTACAAATAGGACAAGAAACAGTTGCAAGAGTTGTAAATAAAACAGCCACAAATATAACCTTATTAGAAAGTAATTACCAAGTTGTAAGGGTTACAGGAGCGCAAGGGCAAAGACCGAAAGTAGATTTAGCTTTAGCGAATAATGACTTAAATAGTACTACAACTTTAGGATTAGTTACCGAAACAATTTTAAACAACGAAGAGGGTTTTATTACTACAAGCGGACAAGTTCAGGAAATAAATACAACAGGAAGTTTACAGGGTGAAACTTGGGTTGATGGTGATGTATTATACTTAAGTGGTACGGTTGCTGGCAGATGTACTAATATTAAACCTATTGCACCTATTCACACGGTAATAATTGGTTTTGTAGAATATGCACACGCTATTCACGGGAAAATTTTTGTTAAAGTCGATAATGGTTATGAATTGGAGGAATTACATAATGTTAGTGCAATAGCTCCAAATAATAATGAGGTTTTAACTTATGACACTCTAACATTATTATGGAAACCCAAAACAATAGCCACAATTTTAGGATATACACCTTTTCAATTACCTGCCCTGACTTCAGGTTCAATATTGTTCTCAAATGGTACTACAATAGCTCAAGATAACGCAAACTTTTTTTGGGACGATACAAATAATAGGTTAGGTATTGGAACAGCAAGTCCAACAGTTCCTTTTGATTTAAGAGGAAATGAATTAATAACGTTTGCTGATGTAGCTAGTTTAGATACTGGAGCATTTTCTTTAAATATTACAAACGGTACGTTTTCAAGATTTAATGCAATTTATAATACTGCAAACGCTAGACTAAACCTAATGGGAACTTCAACTCAGGGTTTACAAATAAATGCTGGTAGTTCTAATAATATTACATCTATTGGAGGTGGGGGTTTAAATATTAATGCAACAGGAAATAATTTAACAATAAATGGATATACAACTCTTCTTAATGCAGGAGGAGCGGAAAGAATTAGAATTAATGGAGCTGGAAATACTTTAATCAACACCACAACAGACAATGGTGGCAAACTTCAAATAAAAGCTCCTGGAGCATTAAGTACAGATATACCTCTACGAGTTAGGAATAGTGCTGATACTGCTGATATAATGACTGTTAATGGAGATAGTACAGTAACAGGATACAATGGTACTCAATTAAACTTTAGATTAGGAGCTGGAACTGTTGGACAAGGTATTTCAACTAGAAATGGACAATTTTCATTAGGTTCAATTGATGCAAGTCAAAATGCTGGAGTACGAATTTTAGCTATTAGTTCATCTGGAAATAGTTATATTGATGGGTATTCTGATGGAACAACAAAAGGAACTAATTATCCAATATTCATAGGTTCAAGAGTAAATAATACCGTAGTTAGTATTACAAATTCAACAACTCAAGAAAATGGAACTCAAGTTGTATTTGGTTATGCAGTAAATGAAGCATCATCATTAGTAACAATAAACTCAACAACAAGGGGTTTCCTTCCTCCAAGAATGACAACTACGCAACGTGATGCAATAGCAACGCCTGCAACAGGATTAAATCTTTATAATACAACATTAGGAACACAAGACTTTTATACAGGTACAAGTTGGAATAGATTTGGAACACAAACTTTAATTAAAGCAGGAGGTGCTTTAAGTACAGATATACCTTTACGAGTTCGTAATAGTGCTGATACTGCTGATTTTATGAGTATTGATGGCACAGGAGCTACTTTTATGGGTGGTAGATTGGTAATGAATTCAAATATTATTCATTTAGGTCCTAATAATGGAAATACATTAATTAGGTTTACAGGAGGAGGAACTAATTTACAAATATTTAATAATAATACAGGAGCTGCTTTAAATTTAAACGCTAATGGCTCGGTTCAAATAGGTCCAAGCAATGGAACTAATTGGGCGACATTTAGTGCAACAGGCCACATTATTTATGGTACAACAAATACAAAATTTTTTAGCAATGGAAATGTTGCAATTGGAACAGTAACAGATATTGCAAGTTCAAAATTAACAGTTGAAAGTACAACACAAGGTTTCCTACCTCCAAGAATGACAAACGCACAAAGAATAGCAATAGCTACACCTGCAATAGGATTGATGGTTTATTGCACAGATACAATAGAAGGCTTATATATTAACAAGTCCACAGGATGGACATTTATAATTTAACAAATGGGATTATTAGTAAGTGCTACAAGTAGCAAAAAAATTTTGATTAAAGGTACAGAGATTGAATTACCAAGTGTTTATGTTCGAATTGAATTCGCGGCAAGAGCAAACGGCACAACGTTAGAAATAGCAGCTACAACTTATGCAAGTAAGTCAGCTTTTGACGAAGGTACAGGAGCAATTTTTACCGATGTTCAACAAGGTGGTTTTTCTGTTGAATTAGAAAAAGGACAGATGCAAGATTTAACAAGTGCTGAATTATATTCAAAAGCAGCGTTTGAACAAATGGGTTATTTGGTTTCATAATGATAATTCCAATTGACAAAGCAAATCATTTTATATACGGTTTCTTTATATACGTTTTAAGCAATTATTTTTTAAATGACTTGTATAGTATTGGAATTGTATTTTTAATCGCTTTAGGCAAAGAAATTAAAGACCAAATAGTATATAAAGGATTTGATTATAAAGATTTATTAGCAACTATGATTCCCTCAATCATATTACATTTTTTAAGATGAAACAAGATATAATTTTCGAATGAGTAAAGAGCAGTTTGATTTATTAATTAGCAAATGGATATCACGCAAGTTATTAGTTTTTTTAATAGCTTGTGGTGGTTTATTTGTTGGCAATGTACCAAGTTCGGATTGGGTTATTATTGCAACGGCATACATAGGAATTGAGGGATTTACTAACATAGTTGAAAGATTAAAAAAATGATTAACAAGATTTTAGATTTAAAGAGTTCATTATTGACAGGAGGTTATTTTGCTTTTACATTTTCTGATGTAGATGTTACAATGAAAGTATTGGCTTTTATTATCGCAACAGGATACACAGCTCGAAGATGGTATTTATTAGAAAAAAACAACAAAGATGCGTCTGAATAATAGCGGATATTTGCTTATTTGTGAATTCGAGGGATTGAGTCTTAATCCGTATTTATGTCCTGCTAATATCCCAACAATTGGGTATGGAAATACTTTTTATAGTGATGGATCAAAGGTAAAAATTACTGATCCTCCTATTTCAAAATATATAGCTTTTGAAATGTTTAAAACTATTGCTGATGACTTTGCAAAGAAGGTTTCAAAAGTAATTACATCACCACTTAATCAAAATCAATTTAATGCAGTTGTAAGTTTTTCCTATAATTGTGGTATTTCTAATTTAAAAAGTAGTACTTTGCTCAAAAAAGTAAACTTTAATCCTTCAGATCCAACTATAAAAGATGAATTTTTGAAATGGAATAAGGCAAATGGTAAGGTTTTAAAAGGATTGACAAAGCGTAGAGAATTAGAAAGCGAAATATATTTTAAAAAATAAAATTATGAGTTCAAGATTTAAAAAGTACGATCAGAGAATAAAAGAGATTTTAAACGAAAATACAGAAATTAAAAATTTTGAAATTATAGATAAAATTCAAAGTATAAAATACAATCGAAATGATGCAAAAGCATTTTCAAAATATTTAACACGTTTTCGTAAACGATTTAATGAAGATTATCAAGGTGTGTTTGATGCAACTGATTCACTAGATATTGATAACCAAAACGTAAAACATCTTTGGGTTAAAAATAAACAAGCCTCAATATTTGTAAAAAATCCGAACTTTATTGAAAAAGAAATCGCAAATGTAAACCAATTGCGTGATGATTTGATTCAGGATCTTCAGCAGTATGTACCGAAGTTCCCGAAATTAGAACGCATAGAAAATAAAGATTCTTATTTATTGGTTATTGATCCAGCTGATATTCATATCGGTAAACTTTGTTCCGCTTTTGAAAGTGGTGAAACATATAACAATCAAATCGCAGTGCAAAGGGTACTTTTAGGAGTTACAGGAATACTTCAAAAGGTATCGAGCTTTAATATTGATAAGATTTTATTTATAGGTGGTAACGATATTTTACATACTGACAATCCAAGCCGAACAACCACAAGCGGAACACCACAAGATACTGACGGAATGTGGCATACCAATTTTTTAATTGCAAAGCAGTTGTATGTGGATGTATTAGAAATTCTTTTAGGGGTTGCCGATGTGCATTTTACTTTTAATCCTTCAAATCACGATTATACAAATGGATTTTTTTTAGCGCAGGTAATTGAAACATATTTTAAGGATTGCAAAAACATTACATTTGATACTACAATCGCACATCGCAAAGGATTTCAATACTATAATAATCTAATTGGAACAACTCACGGTGATGGAGCAAAACAAATGGACCTTCCTTTGCTTATGGCTGTTGAATTTCCACTTGAATGGTCCAAAACAAAACATCGATATATATACACGCATCACGTTCACCATAAAACGAGTAAAGATTATGCTGGTATAACAGTCGAAAGTTTAAGAAGTCCTTCAGGAACAGACTCGTGGCATCACCGCAATGGCTACCAACACGCACCTAAATGTTGTGAAGGATTTTTACATTCAAAAGAACACGGACAGGTTATGAGATTAACACATATATTTTAAAATTATGAAATATTTATTTATATTATTGCTATTAGTTGGATGTGGATCACGAAAAGTGAATAAAACCAATACCGAAACAACTACAAAAAACGAAATATCTATTATTGATTCGGTAAAAATCGAAACAAAAACCGATTCAAGTACTGAAATTATTGCTGATGAGTTTGAAATTACACCAGTTGATAGTTTGAAAATGCTTGTTATTATAGATTCGCAAGGGAAAAAGACTTCGTATTTGAATGCTCGTATTAATAAACTACACAAAACAAGCCGAAATAAGACATTAAAAAATGAAATAGTACAAAGTAGTAGAAAAACAAATATAAAAGCCGTAAAACAAACAAAACAAGCCGTAAAACAAATAGAACGCAAAGAAAGTATTATCACATCACTTTGGTGGCTTTGGTTATTGATTATCTTAATAGTAACGTATTACGTTAGTAGAAAATTTATATCCTTTCGCATATAAAATAACGTTTTAGTGGCTAATTATACCTTATTCGGTATAATTATTATACGCAAATATCCGTAATTATACGCAAATACCTATAATTCATTATTTAGAATTAATATAAATTAGACTTATTTTTAATTTATTGTTTGTTTATTAATTTATTGTTATATATTTGCTGAAGTATTAACAACTAAAAATAAATAAAAAGATGGGAATTAAAAAAATCACAATTCAACAAAGCGAAAATTGTAAATCATTTAAAGATGTTTACATAAATGGGAAATGTATAGGTACAGTTATGGCTGATGATAAAATGACAGCTTATGAATGTTACGAATCATTAAAATTAAATTGGGATATTGATAGAAAGGAATATAAAAATGATGTTCAAATATAAAATAGTTTAAATAACTAAAACAAATAAAATGAAACAAAATTTAAAAGACTTCGCGGCAGCATTGCTATTCGTATTCGCATTTGGAATTATTTATTTAACCTTAATAACTTTATTATAATGAAAACACTATTAGAAAGATTAAAACCGGAGTATTTGGAATTGATAGATATAGATTTTGAAAAATATCCTTACTTAATCAAAAATATCAAAACTGATTTATCAAATTATTATCATTTTACAGATTTAAATGTAAACACAGCTTTTCAAATTTGTAATTTTTGCAAATTAAATTTCGGAATTGTTGAACTTAATAATTTATTTTTAAAAGATGAGTAATTACACACCTGATCCATACGAACATATAAAGGCAAGAATTGCTTTTGTAGTATTACTAATTATTTCAATCATTTTATTTTTATGAGTAACGATCGAAACGCTGGAAGAAAAACAAAATTTCAGGAAGGAACACAAACAAAAATTTTTCATAAATTAATTCCAATTGAAGCCGAAGAACTAATCAAACAACAAATTAACAAAACAATTGAAAAATGGATAAGAAAGTAAATATTAAGGAAATCAAAAAATTTGATAAATGGATGCGTAAAATAGTGCAATCCATTTACTATTCAAACAACGAACAAATGTGTAACGCATATCAAAAAATTAATTAAGATGGGAAGAAGTGCAGTAATGTTTTTAGAAAATTCTGAAGAATTGGCAACAATGTACGAGCCAACATTTACAAAAAAAGATGCGATCCTTACAGGAAAGCGAATGGTTGATAATATTATCGAATTAGGTAATATTGACAAACATCAATTTATGGCTCAATTATGCCGATTGAAAGAGGTTGTTAATTCAGCCGATGCCGAAATGCGTAAATGGTTACCGGAAGAGAAAGTCACGATTTTAGGAGTTGAGTTTACACCAGTAAACGGAGGCAGCACAATTGACTATTCAAGTGATCCAATTTACTGCCAATTAAAAACCGATTTAGATGCTCGTGTTGAATTACTTAAATTAGCACAAAAACAGCCTATAATCGATGCCTATGGAAACGATGTGCCAAAGGTTGGAACAACACCAAGAAAAAATTCAATAACATTAAAATTTTAATTGATGACAGCCAAACAAAGTGCAAAGACACGAATTAATCGAGTAATGAAGTTTTATTATAATCGAGGCATAAACTCAGAGCGAGTGAATAAAGTTTTAAGAAAAATCATATCAAATGAACTCAACAAAAATCGTTAATTTAAAACGTAAAATGATGGCACTGGAATATTATTTTATTTTTCAAAATAATGGAGTCAAATCAGTAGCTATGGATTTAGGTGTTTCCTATAATACATTATTGAGAATAATATCAGATTATAAAAAAAATGATGGATTTATTGTAAAATCAAAATTATAATTTGTATATTTGAAAATCATAATACCGATGCAAGGGTTGCGCATCTTAACTGCAATCCATAAATAAATTAAATTATGAGTACAATTTCAAACCGCAGACAAGCGTTTGCACAACCACAAAGCAATCCAAGTCAAAAATTTATTGAATGGAAATCAAATGACAAATGTTTCAGTTTTTACGATCGTGAAAACGCAACAAACGTTTTGATCCCTTTACCTTTTAAATTTTTAGTTCTTGACGAGCTTCACACCATCAAAGGTTGGAACGATGCAAGTTCAAGTCAAATTAATTCCAATGAGGTAAAATGGATATCAAAGGACCTAATGACAGTAAAACCGTTTAAAGGTAACGAAATCGCAAAAGGTTTATACAAAGACATTAAAGAGAAAGTAAAATCCGCTGGAGGGCATTATGTGAAATCAGTTTATTGTATGTTACAAGATGGCTCAATTGCCAACCTACAATTAAAAGGTGCAGCCTGTCAATCTTATGGTGATTTTACCGCTAAAACACGCTCGAGGTTGAGTGATGAATGGGTTGAGGTATCAAAAGCAGTTGAGGGTAAAAAAGGAGCTGTAAAATATACAACTCCGGAGTTTAAGTTTGAGAAATGTTTAAGTGATTCCGAAGCCGATTTAGCTGATGAGGCATTTAATACATTGGAGGCCTATTTAAAAACTTATTTAACGAAATCAGAACCAGTTGAAATGGTTGAGGAGGAAGTTGAAGAAGTCGATGATCTAGAGTTTTAAATTGTTTTGGTTAATAGTTGGAAAGCCTCACTTGTAAAAGTGGGGTTTTTTTATGCAATAGTACACATTTTAAGTGTTTCTATATACACGCCTCACTGAAGTAAAATTATTTTTATAGGTGTCCCCTATTTTACCAAAAAAATGTGTACTATGTGTACTATTTAAAAATATATTAAAAAAAATTAGTTTATTAAAAATTAAATATTATCTTTGTAAAAGTAAACCATCACTTACAGGAAAATATTGCTAATTTTTTAGCAACAGACAAACCCTTAAAGATGTGTGATGGCTCTTTAGGGGTTTTGTCTTTATTTTAATTATGGAATATAAAAACTATTTAGGCTATAAAGTCTATGAAAATGGAAATGTTGAAAACAACAAAGGTGTTATTTTAAAACCACAAATAAAAGGTAGTTATACTTTTTATGAAATTGGAAATAAAAGATTAAGTTCTGGGGCATTTGTTTTATATGCTTTTGGAATTTATCCAAAAACTTTTAATTCAAGAGTAAAAAGAAAAGACAAAAATATTTTAAATAATTCATTAAATAATTTACAATGGTAGTATCAGTATTTAAGGATTTGTACAAATCAACTGATGTCCCTTTTCACGTTCCAATTGAAAAAATTGTCAATAGGATTAAAAAAGGAGCTTCAAAGGATTTAGTTGAATTAATCAGAAACGGATCAAAGGATCAAAAAACAAAATTACCCTGTATTTTATTTTCAGGTGTTTTTAATGAGCGTAACTCAAACTCACTTCAGGAGCATTCCGGTTTAATGGTTGTGGATTTTGATAAATATCCAAATAATGAAACGATGATCCAGCAGTTGGAGATATTAAAAGAAAATAAACATTTTTGTTTACTTTTTATCAGTCCTTCAGGGATTGGAATTAAAGGCGTTTTAAAGGTGTCAAATGAATTAACAAAGGAAACGCATCCAAAAATATTTAAAGAGTTTCAAAAGCAGTTTAATTTTGATTATTTTGATATTTCAAATTCGAATGTTGATCGTGTTTGTTTTGAATCTTACGATCCGAATATTTATGTTAATTTAGAAGCTGAAATTTTTGATCCTATTTTAAAAGATGAAGGATTTAATGTTTCAGAAAAAACTCCAATCTTACCAATTACCGATGAGGATAAAATTATTGCTAAAATAATGGATTGGAATTGGTCCAAAGATTTTAGGGAAGGTGAGCGAAATGCTTTTATTTTTGATTTAGCCGGTGCATTTTGTGAATATGGAATTAGTCAATCAAATGCCGAAGGTTATATTTTAAATAATGTAGTTATTGGTGAGTTTTCAGAAACCGAAGCAAAGACAACCATAAAATCAGCATATAAAAAACGGAGCTTTGATATTAAGTACTTTGAAAATTATACTAAAATAGATTCTATAAAAGTAGATTTAAAAAAAGGAAAGAAGGAAGTAATAGAGAAATATGGTATCACGGAGGGTACATTCAACGAAATAAAGGAAGCATCAGAACACGAAGACTTTTGGCATTATACCGATAAAAATAAAATTGGAATTGATCACCTAAAATTCAAATCGTTCTTGGAGCGAAATGGTTTTAAAAAGTACTTTCAATCTGATGCACAAAAAGCAACTTGGATTTTTATAAGTTCCAATAAAGTAGTTGAAACCTCAACCGAGAAAATCAAGGATTTTGTGTTGAATTATTTAATTGAACGAAAGGTGCTGGATGTATGGAATTATTGTGCATCGTTTCAAAACCTATTTTCAGAGAATTATTTATCAATGATTGACTCGGTTGAATTGATGATGTTAAAAGATACTAAATTCAAATCGTTTATTGCTTTTGAAAATGGTATTTTAGAAGTCACAAAGGAATCTATTAAATTAATTGATTATATCGATGTGGATGGGTACGTTTGGAAGTCACAAATTATTCAACGTGATTTTATTTCATCGGATGATTTTAATAATGAATATCAAATTTTTATTAATAACATCAGCAGCAATGAGCCAATTGCCATTGAGTGCGTAATAGGATACCTTTTAAGCACCTATAAAAACAAAATGAACAACAAGGCTATAATCTTAAATGATGAGGTTATAAGCGAGAATCCTGAAGGAGGAACAGGGAAAGGTTTATTTGTTCAAGGTTTAAAACAAATCCGTAAAGTATCAATTTTGGATGGTAAGAGTTTTGATGACAAAAAAAGTTTCCCGTACCAAACTGTAAGTCCTGAAACTCAAATATTGGTTTTTGATGACGTTAAGAAAAACTTTGATTTTGAAAGTAAATTTAGTTTGGTTACTGAAGGAATGACATTGGAGCGTAAAAACAAAGATGCAATTAAATTAAAAGTTGAGGAAAGTCCTAAAATGATTTTAAGTACTAATTACGCAATCAAAGGCGAAGGTAATTCACACGACAGACGAAGACACGAAATTGAATTTGCACAATTTTACGGAAAGGCTTTAACACCTTACGATGAATTTAATCGACAATTATTTGATGACTGGGATGAGAATGATTTCCAAAGATTTGATAATTATATGATTTACTGCCTTCAGTCTTATTTGAAAAAGGGATTAGTACCACAGAATGCCAAGAATATAAAAATGCGTAAATTTATCGCTGAAACTTCGATGGAGTTTTTGGAATGGGTAAAAGATACCGATAATGTTCCAACAAACGACAGACTTGAAAAATCATTATATTTCAATAATTTTATTAATGAATATCAGGATTATAAAAGATGGCTTACAAATAAGAAATTTAATATTTGGATACAAAAATACTGCAACTTTATAGGAGCTGAATATTTGGAAGGAAATACCAATGGGATGAGATGGTTCACAATTAAAACAGGTCAGCTTTTAGAGGTTGACGATATAGCTTTTTAGATTATGGAAAACAAACTTACAATTACAAACGAGGATAATATGCTTTTAATGGCAAGGTATCCTGACAACTATTTTGATTTAGCTATTGTTGACCCTCCTTATGGGATAAATGCTGATGAAGCACAAAACAATGCGGCAGAACAAAGAATAAAAGCAAATGGAAAATCTAAAGCAGGCAGGGGCTATAAATTATATAAAAAATCAGAATGGGATAACTCAATTCCAAGTAAAGATTATTTTAATGAGCTTTTTAGAGTTTCAAAGAATCAAATAATATGGGGAGGTAATTATATGACCGAATTTTTAAAACCATCAATGGGTTGGGTTATTTGGGACAAAGGACAAAGAGATTTTTCTTTAGCCGATGGAGAAATGGCTTGGTCATCTTTTGATAAAGCAATGAGAATTTTTGAATTTAGCAGAGCAAGTTGTATAAAAAGCAATAATACAATGACTGAAAAATTCCACCCAACTGCTAAACCTTTTGAACTTTATAAATGGCTACTTGACAAATACGCAAAACAAGGCGATAAAATACTCGATACACATTTAGGTTCAGGAAGTATTGCAATTGCCTGCCACGATTACGGATTTGATTTGACTGCTTGTGAATTAGATAAAGAGTACTTTGATAAAGCAATGCAAAGAATAAATAATCACGTTGCTCAACAAAAATTATTTTAATGGAACTTAGACAATATCAAAAGGAACTTTCAGCTGAAGCAGTTGAAATTTTAAGACATAAAAAAATCGTTTATTTAGCGATGGAAGTGAGAACAGGCAAAACATTAACTGCTTTGAATACTGCAAAGTTATTCGGAGCGAAAAATGTTTTATTTCTAACAAAAAAGAAAGCTATTTCATCAATCCAATGGGATTATGATAACTTTGGTTTTGACTTTGATTTAACTATTATAAATGATGAGTCTTTACATTTGGTTGATGGTATTTTTGATTTAATCATACACGATGAACATCACCGATTTGGAGCATTTCCAAAGCCGAACAAAGTTGCGATACTATTTAAAAAACGTTATTCAAAACTGCCTATGATTTTTTTAAGTGGTACACCAACTCCAGAGAGTCACTCACAATGGTTTCATCAATTTTGGATATCCGATTACTCACCATTTAAACAATATACCAATTTTTACAAATGGGCAGTTAATTATGTGGATGTCACTCAAAGGAATATTGGTTACGCTGTAATTAAAGATTACAGCACCGCAAAAGAACCATTAATAAAACGAGTACTTCAAAACTATATCCTGACTTTCACACAGGCTCAGGCGAATTTTAATACAGTTGTAAATGAAATTGTACTCGAAATTTCTATGCTTCCAATTACTTATAATATAATAGAAAAATTACGTAAAAATCTTGTAGTTAAAAATTTACAAGGCCAAATTATTTTAGGTGATACAGGTGTAAAGTTGCAGCAAAAACATTTACAAATAGCTTCTGGTACTTGTAAATTTGAGGATGGAACGAGTAAAGTTATAGATTATTCAAAAGCATATTATATTCGTGATAATTTTAAAGAATATAAAATAGCTATTTTCTATAAATTTAAAGAGGAATTGAATATGTTAAAAGAAGTTTTTAAGGATAAATTAACAACTGATTTAAATGAATTTGATAATTCAGATAAATGGATTGCATTACAATTTTTATCTGGAAGGGAAGGTGTAAGTTTAAAAAAAGCTGATTATATTGTTGCTATAAATATTGATTTTTCAGCTACAACTTATTTTCAATTTCGTGATCGTATGACAACAATGGATCGTAAAGAAAATACTTTATTTTGGATATTTTCCAAAGATTATGGTAATATAAAAAGCATTGAGCGAATTGTTTATCAATCAGTATTAAATAAAAAAGATTTTACATTATCAATTTATAAAAAAACTTTTGAAATTAATAATATAAAAGAAATAAAAAAAAGAATATATTAAATAATTTTTTGTATATTTGTAATTGTATTGTCGCTGATACATTTAAGAATTTATATAATTCCCATAAATGAAGAGACAGCGACCTCTGATTTTATGGGTTTTTTATTTTATGGAAGTTTGGAAATCAATAGAAGGTTTTGAAGGAATTTACGAAATTAGTTCTTTTGGTAATATTAAAAGTTTATCAAGAATTATTAAGAAAAATGAATATGATATAAAATTAAAAGAAAAAATATTAAAACCATATAAAAATTCAAATGGATATTTACATATTGAATTAAATAAAAATGGAATAGGTAAAAAAATAAAAATACATACTCTTATGTCTATTAATTTTTTAAATCATATTCCTAATAAAACACACGAAATTGTTATAGATCATATAGATAATAATAAACATAATAATAATTTAAATAATTTACAATTATTAACAAATAGAGAAAACTGTTCAAAAGAACAAAGAGGTTTTAGTATATTTACAGGTGTTGGATTTGTTAAAAGAGAAAAAAAATGGAGGGCTTATATTAGTATAAATAAAAAATTTAATCATTTAGGTTATTTTAAAACAGAAATAGAAGCACATAATGCTTATCAATATGCTTTGAAAACTTTTTTATAATTTTATTAGGATATAATAAAATAAGTTTTGTATATTTGTACAACCGCCAAAGTGAAAACATTAACAACCCTTCTCTTTTGTACTTGGCGGTATCATTTGAGAGGGGTTTATTTTTTATAGTTATGAAAATAAGTGAATTACCACAGGGAGTCAAAATGAAATCATTAAAAATTTCAACTTCGATTGCAAATGTATCTGATAATATTAATAAACCTAAGCAATATCAAATCGGTATTGATACATTTCAACGAGCTGAGGCAAATCTTTCAAAAGAGGAAATATTAGCGATTTGCAAATTCAATATCGATAAATACAACTGGAGGAAAAAAGATCAGGATAAGGAAGATTTTCAAAAGATTATCGATTATGCACTTTGGGGATTAAAAAATTTATAACGATTGGGTATTTGTGAAGTGTGGTTACCACAAAATTTAATTAGAAACAATAAAATTTAATATTATGACAAAAGTATCAAACGAAGAACAAAGCAATAACGCCAATGTGCTGTTAGTGGCTGGTGCAGGAACTAATGATGGTTTGTGTATAGGATTTACTTGCAAGATATGTAATGGAACACAAACTCTACAAGTATCTTATTACAGAGCAAATGAGTTATTTCCTGTATGTAATGAATGTTTAAAAGACTTAAAAGAGTTTGTGTTATCGAAGCGTGGTAGCACTTGCCACTAACGGTCGAGTATAACCGCAGTTTTAAACAAAATTAAATTAAAAGATATGAATAAGATTATTAAGCACCCACTCATCAAAAAAGGTAATAAAAAATTGCGGTTATACTTTGTTAGCTGCTGGCTTGGTTTGCATAAATGGGAAATTGAAGATTGTAAACCTTGCACATTACAACAAAAAAGTAAAGATGTAGGAAGTTGCAATTTGACACTATATTATTGTCAAAAATGTGGAAAACAAAAAATGGTTGCAAGTGAAATAGCTTGCAGCTAACTTTTCGCGGCTTTATTTCAGTAGCGGAAAAACACAAAACCAAGTTACCGAGTAATCCTCGATAACTGAAAGTACAAACAAATTATTGAATTAAACCCAAAGCCGCTATTGAATATAGCAGTTGTTATGCGTTCGGCTTTTTAAAACAACAAAATATTATGAGTAAAGATTTTAGATTAGAAGGAAGAATTATCTTTTCAAAAAAACCAATGGGGTTAGGAATTGGATTAGAACTTAATCCTCCTTATGGTAGATATGAAGTTTTTTGGGTATTTAAAATTGATTTAATTTTTATTAGATTGTGGGTTGAAAATAAAAGTTTACACTTAAATTAAAAAATATGAAAAATCAAAGTATAATAAATTGGATTTCAGAAGATGAAAAAGACCCTGAAAATGGAATTAATGTATTAACATATAGTCCGCAAAATAATGGCGGTATTGGAATAACTGTAAATTATCATAGTGACGGAATTTATAGGTTTTTAGAAACAGGAAAAGAAAATAAGTTTCCAATATCACATTGGGCTTATTTGCCAGACGCACCAGAAGATGATTTTTTATAATCATATTGTTGGCTTCAACGAAATGATAGTTATACTCACGAAGCTGACGCATAACGTTAAAACTATACTGCGGTTGCCTATGCTGTTTAGTAGATTCCGCCACTATTGTTTATTGATTGTTAGCGGTTCGACTTTTAAAAATCAGAATTATGACAAAATATCAAAAATATGTAGATAAAAACGGAAAGTATTTCTACAAATTAAAATTAGAAAGCGGTAGTGAATTTACCGTAGAGAAAGAATTAGGCGATTATTTACACCAATTAGAACAAAAAGTAAAAGGTGTTACTTTAGCCGACACGCAAGCTGACCGCTAACGTTAAAACTATGCTGCGGTTGCCTATGCTGTTTAGTATATTTGGCAACTGCTGTATAGTGATTGTTATATTCTCGGCTTTTTGACTAACAAAATAAACTAAATTATGAGCATATTTCCTGAAAAATGGCAAGGTAGATTAATACCAACGCATAATATTCCTAAATTTTACATAAAAGACGGTAAGATTTATGAAACAAAAACTAATAAAGAAATTAAACAAAAATAAAATGAAAAATTTAATATCAATGACTGATTTTGTTTTAGAACAAACTAATAATTTGGACATAAACAATATGAAAAAAAGTATAAAAAAATCTTTTGAAAGATGTAATAATTATGCTTTATTTCTAAAGCAACCTTTAAAATTAGAAATGTTTGTGCCCTGTATAATTACAGGAGGTAATTTAGTTATTATGGAAGAACCTATAAGATATTCCAATGACGAACACGATACTATTGAACTTCAACTTTATAACGAAGCAAAAGAAAGATGTTTGTTTTCTTCTTTTAAATATATGTATTATCATAAAGATATTGATAACATAAAAGAATTTTCATATCACCAAATAAAAGACCATATTATTAATTGGGACATTAGATTTAGAGAAGATGGGATTATAAAATTTGTAGATAAAAAACTAGAAGTAATAGAAGATATTTTATTTTTCAAGCCAACACTAACCCAAAACGCATTAAAACAGCTAGAGTAGCTTTGGTTACAAAGTTGCTCGAAGCTGGAATATAACTATTTGCTAACCGCTATAAATGTATTACAATTATGAAAACACTAACAAAAACAAAGGTTATCCGTATTTCAGAAATTCAATTAAAAACATTGCAAAAAATGAAGTCTTATAATATCGATGTTGGTAAGTTTATTCGTGATGCAATAAGCGAGAAGATAAAATTGGAGTATAAAGATTTAATTCCTAAGACTAAAAATACTTGTCCCTTTTAGATAAAACCACAAAAATATAAATAAACACAATACGAAAAACAAACCGATGTACAGTAATGTATTATCGGTTTTTTTACTTTCTTTAATTTTAGTTTCGCTTTCTTTTTTTTTACTTGAAACTTTATTTTCTGTTTTATCTTCCGTTTTATTTATTTTACTTTTATCGTTCGTGATAACCACATTAAAATAGCTTTTACCATCAATTATCATAGGTTTAAG